TCCAGTAATTGAAATTAACGTTGATGACGATCAAGTCGATGATCGTATCGATGAAGCCATCTCATTGTGGCAACAATTTCACTACGATGCTGTAACCAAAGTTTACATGCGCCATCAAATTACGCAAGATGATGTAAACAATCGTTGGATTCCAGTTGATCCATTTATCATCAGCATCACTCGTATTTTTACACTTTCTACAGAACAGGTTAATTCTGCGGCAACTCAGAACTTTAACATGTTCGATATTAACTATCAGATTCGTTTAAACGAACTTTACGACTTCACCTCAGCCGATTATGTTTACTTCGAATTGGCTAATCAACACATTCGTACTCTAGAAATGTTATTCATTGGTGAAGTTCCAATCCGTTACAATCAATTCGAAAATAAACTCTGGATCGACGTAAACTGGGGCGGCTCAGTTACAGTTGGTTCTTGGGTTATTGCTGAAGCATACGCAACACTAAACCCAGCAACAGTCACAACATTCTGGAACGATAACTGGCTTAAGAGATATACCACTGCTCTAATTAAAAGACAATGGGGTGAGAATCTTAAGAAGTTTGCTGGCGTTCAACTTCCAGGTGGAATTGCTCTTAACGGTCAACAGATTTGGCAAGAAGCTGATGCTCAATGTACAGCTCTAGAAGCAGAATTAAGAGACATTTATGAAATGCCAGCAATGTGGGAGACAGGTTAAATTATGATGATTGTCCATAAACATCACATTGTTCCTAAACATGCAGGCGGATCTGATGATCCATCTAATCTTATTGAACTTACAATTGAACAACATGCTGAGGCACATCGCGTTTTATTCGAGAAGTATGGAAGATGGCAAGATAGAATCGCATGGCAAACTCTTTCTGGTCAAATATCTGGTGCTGAAGCTGCACGTCAAAAAAGAATAGAAGTCAATAAAGCAAGAAAGGGCACAAAAAAATCTGCTGAATTTAGCGAAAAGATTCGTCAAGCTAATTTAAAAAATGGGAATATTCCACCAAAACATGAAGGTGTGCGATTTAAAAAGGGTAATGTTAATCATAATACTGGAAAAATTTGGATTAATGATGGTGAAAAGAATATTGCAATAGAATCTAAAAACACAATACCGAAAGGTTGGGTTTTAGGTATGATTAAAAAATCAAACCCACAAGCTGGATGGAATAGAGGAATTTTTTGTTCTAGTGAAACAAAACAGAAAATATCTAAATCAAGAAAAGGAAAAGGCAGTGGTTCTTCTAATGCTATGGCAACTGAAGAAAATAGAAAAAAAGTTGCTGTTAGTAAAATAGGTAGAAAAAGAATTTATAGAGAAGATGGATCATTTTATATGTCTAAGAGAGTAGCATAAATGGCAACTTCGCAGTATTTTAATAATTTTGATTCTACCGCAGAACAAAGATTATACAATTCACTAATAAATGAGACCATTCAGATTTGGGGCATTGACACGATGTATATCCCAAGATCAACAGATTCAGCTGTTGATTTAATTTTTGGAGATGACCCAACTAAGAAATTCTCAAGTGCATATGCAGTAGAAGTATATGTAAAGACCGTGGATAACTTTGAGGGTCAAGAGTTATTCAGCAAATTTGGTCTAGAAACTCAGAACCAAGTCAGATTTTTGATCACGACTGATGCATTTACTCGTAGGGTGCCATCAACTTATGCAAGACCAAGGGAAGGTGATCTTCTTTGGCTGACTAATTTTCAGGCATTATTTGAAATTAAATATGTGAATCAACAGCACTTTTTTTACGCATTCGGTCAAAAGAAATTCTATGGCTATGAATTAGTTTGCGAAAGATTCCGCTATAATGATGAAGTTGTTAATACAGGTATTATTGAAGTTGATGATGCAGTCAACAGTCAAGTTATATCTTATAATTTTACAATGGTCAGTGCAGGTTCTGGTACATATCAATTAGGCGAACCTGTATATCAGGGTGCGAATGTTGCTTCCGCGAATGCAACTGCTACTGTCGTTTCTTGGAATCTACCGACAGGCATATTAGAACTCGCTCACATTCAAGGATTGTTCTTACCGAATGTTTCCATACATGGAGCAAACTCCGCTGCGAACTTCTTACTATACAGCTATGATGGACTAAATAACTCAAATAATCTATTAGATAATAATACTGAATTGGGATTATTGGCAGATCAAATTCTTGATTTCAGTGAAACAAATCCTTTTGGTGAGCCGACTCAAGTTCCTGTTCCTCCTGCTGATACTGTGTTTGTTGATGCGTTCGGTCTTGATACAACATTTTATAATGCAAATGGTAATGCAGTAGTATTTCCTATTGGTAATCCTGCCCCAACACCAAACATATAGAGAGTAAGAAAATGCCAGTTAATGCAAATAATTTCCCAATGCCGATTGTGATAGCAAACCAACCTATTGTTTCTAATCTATCAGTATTTGATACAAATTTTAGTGCTGTCTCAGGCTATTTGGCAAATGTTTCTAATCAGACTGTAGGAACACCATATGGTTTAGCAAATGGAACATATCTTGCTTACTTGACAACTCAGGGTGGACTCAATCTCCCCTTTAATCCTGCAATAGACACTCAAGCTAATTCAGCTTTGATTAATGTTGCATCTGGTGGAGATCAATTAATGATCTCAGCTAATGGGAATGAGTGGCATTTTGATGCATCTTATATTGCATATTCAACTCCAACAATAAGATTGCCCCCATATGGTGCAGCCATTGGGGATCTTGATATTCTTCAATCTCTCAGTATGTTCACCCCAATCACTATGGCATATGTTGCTCTAAATTATAATTTTGATCAATATATTTGGGGGGATGCTACTGCCTGTTACATGTCAACAAATTGGGGATCTGGGAATACTTTCTCTGGTAATCTCTCAAGCAACTGGGTTTTTGATAAAAATGGCACTTTAACTCTACCAGCGTTTGGTGGAATAATTCAGGCTAATGCTAATGTAAATAGCGTTTACATTCAAGCAAATAGTAATAGTGGAGCATGGGCATTCACTAATGCTAATACACTTATATTTCCAGACACCACAGTAATGTATGGTAATACCATAATTGTTACAGGCACATATAATATTCAAAGTACTGGTAATACATTACTACAGACTAGTGCTGCAGGTGGAGCAAAGTCTTGGAATTTTGATACAACTGGTAAATTGACATTCCCTGATGGCTCAAAATTTTCTAATACTGTCAACGTTGTAACTGTAAACGTCTCATCAAACACATTAAGCGTCGGAACAAGCTCATCAGCTGCTAACGGCTACAGCAGATTAACAAATGGATTATTATTCCAGTGGGGTAATGTTTCTGTAACAAACGCAAATACTACTGTAACATTCCCAGTTCCATTTACTAATATATTCCAAGTTACTGCAACCACAGTTCAAGGTGGTATTGGCGCAACTGGTGCTAACGTCAACTGCGCTTCGTTTATTACAACCACTAATGTGACTGCATTCAATGTTAGAACCAACAGTGTAACTGCGAATACTGTAAACTGGATGGCGATTGGCAACTAATTATGATCATTCAGAATGCAACTTTGAAAAGCACAACGATGGCATCTTGGCCATCGACACCAATCGTAACTTCTGGGTTATTATTGCAATTAGATGCTTCTAACGCATCAAGTTATTCTGGGACAGGAACCACTTGGTATGATATTAGTGGTAATGCTTATAACGCAACTATAAATGGCACAATACCTTTTGTGAGTGCTGGACAAGCTAGTTACTTTAACTGGGCTACCCAAGCCGATGCTAACTACATTTATTCTACTACTGCATCATCATATGTTGATATTACTATTGTATTTTATCCAGACTTCACATTAGCATCTCAGGCAAGTTTATCAGGACTTATTGCATCAGGACCACTCACAGACGAGTCCTTACGTTTTGGCGGTGCTAATGGAACAGGACCATGGACTCTTCAGAATCCAGATAACACGAATGGTTGGGCTTCTACAGCAACCACATATTATGTTAATGGCACTGCGTATACTGGCGCAGGAAACTTATCTTCAGGCTGGAATATTTTAGGTGGGTATAGAACTAACCAAACATCGTATCCCCTTTCTTCTCCATATTACCTTGGTACTGGATATTCAGGTAGAGGATTTAGGGGT